CATAGCCCTTATTTCATAATGTTTTTTATAAAGTTTTCTGAATTTTCTGGCCAATGATTTATTTTTAAAACGTATATGTGAAAGTCTCAACCTAGTAATTTCCATTGAATAATCGTCATAGCCACCTCCATATTCACACCAGTCTATTGCTGTATGGTAAGGTGCATCTTCAAAAATTTTTTTGACTTGTGGAACATATTTGTTGTCTAATTCAACAAAAACATTATTTTGTTTGTCATACCATTGATTCATGAGTGCATCATCACTATTGATTATTAAATCATCCATTTTAAAGAAAGATGCTAAAAGTACACCTTCCAAACCGTAATCAGGGATGATGTCAGCAAATAGATGATCAATAAGAAATTCTTTATATATGAATTCTTCCTGTGCTACTTCATCATCTTCAAGATATTCAGTTGCTTCATCTATGATATTTTGAGGAAGAAAACTGAAAAGATTTAAAATAAAATTTTCTATACTGTTCCCTTTAAATTCATGAGGAATATAGTCAGTTGTAAAAAACTGTCTCAAATCGATTGACAACTTGAACACCCTCTTTCAATTCTTTTGATAACAATGCATTACAATGTTCTAGTATTGATACAGCCATTTTTGCATTAGTTACAAGAAATTGAACATTTCCATCAGCTGCTTGCTCCTGACAAGATTTTTCAAGCGGATGTTTATCTAAATCAAGCTGATAGCATTGACTTCTAAACTTGCTTTTTTGGATACCGTTATTTTTAGTTGTGATATAGATATTCCCTTCATAATCGCTGTTGGCCGAATCAATATAAACTACATTATCAAGTCTTTTGAATACATCTTCTAAGATCGTTCTTGTAGAATCATTGTCGACACATCCAATGATTACAGGTACATATGTTCTATCATTTTTGATAAGTGACAATAAACTTTCATACGTGCAATATTTATCATCAAATTCACATTCGATTGGATAAAGAGAATTGATTTTTCTTGATAACGATAATGCTTTATTGTCTCCAATATCCTGAGCTTGATATCCTTGACGTTCAATGTTTTTTAATTCAACTACATCACCATCAAGAAGTATCATTTTATGTGGTGTGTTTAAAAGAAGCTTTGGGAGGTCTCTTGCTAGAAGAGAACCAGTCCCACCAACTCCAATCACAAAAAATTTATATTTAGTTATCTTTTGGGTCATGCTTAACACCTACCCTTTTCTATGTTGTGCAGCATTTGCAACTAAGACATTGTCATCTTTGATGAAGTTGTACTCCATCTTTCCTGAAAATTCATAATGTCTGTGCTTTAACATGATGTCCGTGATTTCCTTTTCAGTGTAATCTTGGTCTTCTACGAACCCATAAGAAGAAACATCAATCAATCTTCCTTCAGAATAGACACCGAATGGATACTTGTATG